CCCCCGCCCCTGTCACCCACGACGCACGCGGGAAGCCCCGCGTGCAAACCGTCAACACCCTTCCTTCTCTCACCGTCCAATCCGACGTCGACCAGGCCGAGATCCATTCGGTCCTGAAACGCTACAACGAGGTCGGTATCATCGACCACATGGCCGAGGTCGACGCAATCTTCATGGACGTAACCCAATTCGACGACTTCCACGATGTCGTCGTCCAGTCCAAACTCGCGGAAACTGAATTCCTGAAGCTCCCCTCCAAACTCCGCGAAGTCTTCCATCACGACGTTTCTCGTTGGCTCGATGCAGCTCACGATCCCGAGAAACTCGAAGCCCTTCGACCTCAGCTCGAAAAACTCGGCGCGATGAAACCCAAAGCGCCTCCGCCGGCTCCTCCGGCGACTCCTCCTGCGCCCGCTCCTGGCCCCCCAGCGGCGCACGGGGATCAACTCCCTCTTCCGCAACCCTGAGTGGAACCCGAGCCCCTCACGGGGGCGAGCGGTGGAACGAAGGCAACGGGGGGCCCATCGGGCCCCCCGTTCTCTATTTGTCCAACTTAGACGTCTCGAGCTCGAGCGCATTCCTTGGACAAATTCTTCTACAACCTCAAGCTCGAGTACCCAACTCGAGCACCTGGCACACTCTTACCTTGTCTCTAGTGTGCCCAATGACACCAAGCTCTCTTCGCGTGCGTGCTCTCTTGCGTGCGCGCGGCCCTGAGCTTAATCTGTCATTACTGCACCAACCTCTTCTCTCTCTCACGTCAAGGTCTCATTCATGAACCGCTCCAAAATGTCTCGGCGCTCCTCTCGCAAAGCCTTCAAAAACGGCGTCAAGAAGTCTCACCACAAAAACCGCATGAAGTCGTACTACATGCGAGGCGGTATCCGCCTCTAATGCCCCATGGCCTGCTACCATCCGATAACGGTGGGCATCCAACGCAAGCCAGCCCGCCCCGGCGGTCTCCGTATTCAGGACGAGCAAACCGTCCCTTGCGGTCACTGCCTGGGATGCCGCACCGACCAGGCCCGCCAATGGGCAATCCGACTGACCCACGAGGGTTCAGTCACATCTCCGTCATTCTTTCTCACCTTGACCTATTCCGATGACACTATACCTCCATCGGGATCACTCCTCCCCCGAGACACTCAACTCTTCTTCAAACGGCTCCGAAAATACTTCGAGCCCCGCAAAATCCGGTACTACCTCTGCGGCGAATACGGGGAAACTACCCGTCGCCCGCATTATCACGCAGTGCTTTTTGGCTGCGATTTCCCTGATCGCAGCATACACAGGGGTACCGGCTCCGCTACCGTCTGGACTTCTCCTACTCTCGATCATCTATGGGGTCTGGGACTCACGGAGTTCACATCCTTGACCTGGAATTCGGCCTCGTATGTCGCGGGCTATGTACGCAAAAAAGTTCGCCACCAAGATTCCCCGGATCACTACACACGCTATGTCCCGGGGACTGGCGAGCTGGTCGACCTGGTCCCCGAGTTCGCTCGGATGAGCCGCCGCCCGGCTATCGGCCTCCGGTGGCTTCAGAAATACTGGTCCGACGTTTACCCCCGCGACCATGTGACCATCAACGGCCTCAAGGTCAAACCCCCCCGATTCTATGATCGGGCCTTCGAAGACCCCAAACACGACTTCCCCGGCATCACGCTCCTTGAGCGCCAGCAGCTCCTCTACGAAGTGAAAATGGAGCGCTGGGACCCTGAGGCCGAAGTCACCTCTCAGGTACTCGCAAACCGCGAGACCAATCACGAGGCGAAAATCCGCCTCTACTCTCAAAGGAACGGCGTATGATCACACACCTCTTCTCAGTCTTCGACTCCGCCGCGGCTCGCTATCTCGAACCGTTCCCGGCCGCGACCGTCGAGGTCGCAATCCGGGAGTTCCGCAAGGCCGTCAACAGAGACGGCCATCAGTTCAATCAATTCCCGGAAGACTACACGCTCTTCCATCTCGGCGAGTTCAACGGTGAAACCGGCCTGCTCGCCGCCCTCAACTCCCCCCACCCTCTCGGTGTCGCTCTAACCTTCATCACCCGTAACGAGGGCCCCAGCAATGGCAATGCTTGACATGAAACAGCTGCGCCGAACGGCGCACGATCAATACGGGGCCCCCTCGCTCCGACTCTCCCGCTCGCAATTTCGGCGCGACCATGCTCACAAGACCATGTTCGACGCCTCTCAGCTCATCCCCTACTTCGTGGACGAAGTACTTCCCGGCGACACCAACACCTGCAAGCTCAACGCTTTCGTTCGGGTATTCTCCCCGCTCGACGCGCCCATCATGGACAACATCGAAGTCGGCATCGACTTCTTCTTCGTCCCCAATCGCCTCATCTGGACCAACTGGGAGCGCTTCCTAGGCGCGCACGACGATGCAGGGGCCCAGGACACCGATTACACGGTCCCCGTCTGTTCTGGGGCCTCTGCAATCGTCTCCTCCCATCTCGCCAACTGGATGGGCGTACCAATCGGCACAGTCCCGAACTCGATCGAGTTCAACGGGCTCCCCTTCCGGGCCTATCGCTTGATCTATAACGAGTGGTACCGCGATGAGAACCTCATCGACAAGGTCTCCAACTCGCTCGGCGATGGTCCCGAAACCAACGTCTACGTCGTGCTCAAATCGGCCAAAAAGCACGACTACTTCACCTCAGCTCTCCCCTACCTGCAGAAGGGCACAGCGGCGACGCTGCCCTTCTCCAACGCCCCCGTCATCGGCATCGGCGCCCTGGACCAGGCGCCCTCCCTGACTCCCGGCGTCGTCTACGAGACGCCCAACGTCACCACCGCGTACACACAAGCCTACGCTGGCTCGGAAATGGCCTTCGAGGCGACAGCCGCCTCGGGTGCCTTTCCGGCCATCTACGCCGACCTCTCTCAGCTCTCCGTCACCGTCAACCAGCTGCGCGAAGCCACAGCAATCCAGCGCCTCCTCGAGCGCGACGCCCGAGGCGGCACCCGCTACACCGAGCTGCTCAACGCGCACTTCGGCGTCGACGTCCCCGACTACCGTGTCCAGCGCCCCGAATACCTGGGCGGCGGCACGGGCTACATCAACGTCTCCCCCATCGCCAACCAAACGGGAACCGACACTCCCGGCGAGCTGGTCGGCACCGGCGCGGGTTCGCTCCGCGCCTCCTGGGCGAAGTCCTTCGTGGAACATGGCTTCGTCATCGGCATTCTCCGTGCCCGGGGCGACCTCACCTATTTCCAGGGCCTCGACCGCATGTGGACGCGGTCCACCAAGTACGATTATTACTGGCCCGAACTCGCCAACTTGGGCGAACAGCCCATCTACAACAAAGAGCTCTTCATCTCCAACGGTGCCAACGACGACCTCGTGTTCGGCTACCAGGAACGCTATGCCGAATACCGCTACAAGAAGTCTCTGGTCACCGGCAAGCTCTCGCCGGATGCCTCCGGCGCTCTCTCCTTCTGGCATCTCGCCGAAGACTTCGCTTCGCTGCCCTCCCTGAACCAAACCTTCATCGAGGACCAAACCCCGATGTCCCGCGTGACGGCGGTCGACTCCGAACCTGACTTCATCATCGATGGCTGGTTCGAATACCGCTGCGCCCGTCCGATCCCCGTCCGCCCGACTCCCTCCCTGATGCCCGCACGCTTCTAATGGGACCTCTAGCCGCTGCGGCAATCCCCACCGCGATCTCCTCGATCGCTGGCCTCTTCGGTGGGGAACGTGCGAACCGCACGAACCAACGAGAGGCCCAAAAAAATCGCGCATTTCAGGAACGAATGCGCAACACGTCCTGGCAAGCCGCCGTGGCCGACATGCGCGCGGCCGGGATAAATCCGGCCGTCGCCTACTCCAAAGGCGGCGCGGCCTCTCCCGGCGGCGCAACAGCTGCGGCCGCCGAAAATACTGTCTCCTCGGCGATGCAAGCGATCCGGCTCAAGAAAGACCTCGAGCTGATGACCGAAACGGTCCGGGAGCAAAAGGCGAAAGCCGATCAAGCCGAGGACTCCGCTCACTTCTCCAAAGACCGTCGCCGCTTCTTCTCCGGTCAGACGGTCACGTCCATCCCCGGTCCCGATGGCAAACCCATCGACATCCTCAACGGCGCAAACATGAAAGACCTCTGGCAAGCCGAGCTGGGCTCGGCCAAGGGTCTCGCCGCATACCAGAACTACCAGGCGGCGATCGCCGCCAATCAAGCAAAATTCGGGACCAGCGGCCTTGCCGCGAACTATGGTCCCGCTCTCAAATCCCTGCTCGATCTCGTCCGTGGGATCGGGCCCGCCTCCAACCGGAAACGCTAATGGCTGATCCACAACCCACCCCCGCCC